TTGTGAAGAGCCTTGCTTCATTTTTACATTGTGACTAGCATTTGTGTTATGTACTACATAAAATTTTGATTGATCATTGGGAGTTATTGTAACAGTATTTTCACCAGAAAAACTACCAGCAAATTTTAAAACTTTAAACTGACCTTGAGATTCAGCACCATCTGTTGTTGTCAAAGTGTGAGCTGTGCCTGTTAGTGTAATCTCACCAACTCCATGTAAGGCTCTATCTATAATATCAAAGTTAGTATTTGTAGTAGTGCCCCATGTCCCTGCCTGTTCACCTGATCCAATTTTTTCTATTCCTGTGTTTCCTGTGTATGTGCTTGCCATTTTTTACCTCATGCATCTATGTTTTCATATGAATCTGATGTAGATGGTGTAATTTCAACATAACTCTGATTTGCCGTTGGAGATATTTCTGCATAATCCTCATCTCCACCAGCATTTGTTACAACATCCTCATATAACAACTCACCTAAAGCATCCTTTAAGAAAGCTAACTCTTGGTTAGATATTCCTACTGCTATCTTAATACTATTTGCTGTTTGTGTAAACTCTCCACTTTGATCACTTACACCTAATCTTAATCTCACACCACTAGAAGTTTCGGTAAAATCACCTGACACTTCAGCAGAAGAGCTAACTATTTTTGTTCCAATACTTGTTTCTGTAAAATTTGCACTTTGATCACTTGTGCCTACAGCTATTTTAATTGCATCAGTAGTCTTTGTAAAATCACCACTAATGTCTGCAACACCAGCCAGGATTCCAACACCAACAGCAGTTTTAGATGAAATGCCACTCATGTCAGCAGAGGTTATAGCTATTTTTATACCATCCGTTGTTTTAGTGAAGTCTCCACTTATATCAGCAGAGCTTACGGCTATCTTTATTCCATCTGTTGTCTGTGTATTAGTAAAGCTTATGTCTGCATCACCAGAAAATGTTGCATTGCCCACAGTCGTTTGTGTGTTGTTAAAACTAATATCAGAAGAAGTAACAGCTATTTTTATAGCATCTGTAGTCTTTGTAAAGTTTGCACTTTGATCTGCTGACGATAATCTAATTCTTGCTCCTACAGAAGTTTGTGTGTTATTTGATAAAAACTCTATTGCAGAAGTTCCTGCTGCAATCTTTATGGCACTTGTATCATCAACAAAGTTACCACTTATGTCCGCAACACCTGCGAGTATACCCACACCGACAGATTGCTTAGAAGCAATACCAGACATTTCAGCAGAGCTAACACCTATTTTTATAGCAGCAGAAGTTTCTGTAAAATTAAAACTTTGAGTTGAAGTACCAAAAAAGACAGAACCGACAGCAGAAAAAGGCTGTACTGCAAAGGCGTTAAACCCTAACATTACTCAGTATCCGTTGGTTTTGTTGGAAAAGCAAATCCTTTGTCATCCATACTTTTGTATGTTTTTGTTATATCTCTAAGTTCTTGTCTGTATTTAGTCCAAGCTGATGGAATAGATGTGCTAGTTTCTTGAGCTTTAATTACTACCCAATCACTTTCTTGAAGTAACTCATTTCTAATATTTCTTAACATTAATAGTTTTGTTGAGGCATCTGTCATTATCCTGATATCTCCATTAATGTTAACTGACAAGTTCCACTTGCCATCTCATCATTATTATAGTTGTATCCACCAATATTTCTAAGCATTGTTTTTGTACTACCCGAATGTTCAATAACACCTTGTATATTATATGTGGTTTCAGAAGTTGTGCTAGGAGAGTCAACAAAATGAAAAGGAACAGAAGCAGGTCTACTGGCAGAATAACCTGCGTCTTTGACAACAGAGTGCATAGGACTTGCTCCAGTTGCATCACCACCATGAACTGTCGTTGCTGAAGATAAATCAGTAGTTTCACCTATCACTGTGCTACCTCTTTTTAATCTTACTCCTATGTAATCAAAAGCTGCACTATGATTACTATACAATCCTCCTATAGATATAAATCCTGTAATTAAAACTTTGCTACTCGTTGCTGAAGGAGTTATTGCAAGACTTATAACAGTTTTTGGATCAACTGAGCTAGTGCCTGTAAAACTTGCTGCTGTCATATCATTGGTAGATACTGTTTGTAAAACTCTTCCTGATCCTGCTATAAACTTTGCTAAATCTGCTGCTTTACTCATGCTAAGTCTCCATGTGAAACAACAGCAGTATATTGTCCATCATCATAACTATCTCCTTGATCTATGCCTTGAATATACACACTAGAAGCAGAACGAGTATAATTTCTACTGTAATACATTGTTACATATCCGATTGTTCCATCTTCTGTACTCATAGCAGTAGTAGTAAAATATACAGTATTAAAAGGACTGCTAAATGCATATGAGTATCTTCCTGGGCCTTCGTCTGTCAAACCACTCATATTAAAACTTTCATTTGTCGTAGGTGAATCACCAGAATGATGTGCTCTAAATTTAGCACTACCACCTGCTACAAAACTTGTAGCAATACTATTATTACCATTTGCATCTTTTAATGTATTTACTCTTAATTCACTAGCCATTATGCTAAATCTCCAATTATGCCTGTAAAATTTCTAGTAACATCTCTGTATCCTGCTGTGCCACCATAAGATGCTTGACTAAAATTAGAAGTATTAAAAGTACCAAAGCCACCAGTAAAATCATTGTCAAAATTTTCATAACCAGTAGATGTAGTTCCTGAATTATAATAAAAACCTGAGTAATCATCATTATTCATATTATTACTTAAAGTTATAGTTGTTTTTCCTGTTGCGTTATCTGTTAGTGAACTTACATTAAACGTATCTCTTGCTGTTGTATTAGTTATTCCTGTGTAATTTGCCCATGCTTTAGCCAATCCTGCCATTGTATCTTGTGTACTGCCAGATGTCTTTCCTATGCTATCTACTTTTAATATACTTGCCATTATGCTAGGTCTCCTGCTAATGCTGTTGAAGTATCATCATCTACATAAGAACTGCTACTATTTGTAGGTTGAATATTAATTCCATTTGTTAGTGGATTAATATAATGCCCAAATCTGGCTCTTGACGATTGATTTGAACCAAAGGCACAAGCATTTCTACTTGCCATTAAGTTTGTTGCAGTAAAGGTAAAGTCTCCTGTGCCATTATCAGTTGATGACGTTATGTTAAAAGAATCTTGTGATTCATGTTGATGAGCATGAACCCACATTTTAATTAAACTTTGTTGAAGATTAGTAGTAGCAGAACCCTCACCTTGAATACTAATAGAGCCTTCTGTTGTTTTGCCTTTTATAGTATCTACATTTAACTGACTTGTCATACGATGCTCCAATAACCGTTAACGGTAACTGTTGCTGACTGTGTAATAGGACCTGCTGACACACCATTCTCATCTGCGTCTATAGTTATGTCTGCACTAATAGTCTGACCATTTAATCTGATTATACTATTGTTTCCCTTAAAAGGATATCTTGTATCTGACTCATTTTTTGTATAAGAGTTGGCAACAGAAAAAACATCATAGACAACCATTTCTACAATATCATTTGCACTTGCTCCAGTAACTAGTACCACTGTTGTACCAGTGGTTGCAGCATAGTCTGTCCCTGGTACAAGCAATACACCATTTTGATAGACATCCATGTACCTTGAGTCATTGTAACTTAGAGTTAAAGAGTTAGCATCTGATCCACTAAAACTAGTCTGATTAGCCGTAGCTTGATATTGAAATCTACTTCTTACTCCAAAATTTTGTGATCTTCCTATATAGGGCATTACAGTTTATCCATTTCTGCTTTTACTTTAGTCCAAGTTATTTCACTATGTGGACAAGTCGTTGTGGTTTTAGCCATTCCATTTTCTTCTACACCAGTAACCCATTTAATTTTATTAAAGTTAACTTCGTCTATTGTTGTTCCACTAAAGACAAACTCACAATTTGACTTTAAAGTTTGTATAGCTTTACTTAACTTTTCAAATTCTTTAATTTCTTCCATTACGCTGATATCTCCATAACAGTTAGTGAAGCTCTAGCATTATTAATCATAGCGTACCCTGTGCCAGAATAAGATCTACAATAAATTGCATATGTAATTTGACTTGTTGTATTTGGTGAATCAAGAAAAGCACCATTTACATTTACAGCAATAGAATTTGAACCAAATCCAAAACCCCAGTTTACATTACCAAGATTTGTACTATCTCTATAAAGTGTTCCAACAAAATGTGATCCCACTGCTGAATAAGTAGGTAATCCAAATAAAAGGGCAACTTTGTTAGATGATGATGCAGGTGTAATATCAACTGATACACCTGTCGTTACAAAACTTGTTGATGCTGTTGTTAATTGTGATGCCAGTGAAGCACCCAAAACTTGCAAAACTTTGCCACCCCCTGCTCCACTGACAGTTCCAGTAAAGGCAAATGTATCTGCTAAATTAATTCCATCAGCTTCAACTTTAGTTAAAGGCATTATCTACTCCTATGCGTATGGACTATCGCCTAATACAGAAGTATCCCATGCTGCTTTAAGCTTTGCGATTGTATCTGCATCAGTTATAGCTTTAGCTGCTGGTGCATCTCTGAGTGCTTTCTTTTTATTAACACTTGCAGTCTTTGCACTTGCGTCATCTGCTTCTAATGCTTTCATGTATACAACGTCTTCTGCTTCTAATAGTGGCTTTCTTACCTCTCTGATTTTATCTTGAAAAATCTTTTTAGCTTCAGTCATGTCTTCAGATATAACTTTACCATTAAGTTTCCAAGCACCTCTAAAGTGTCTATCAGAAGGAACAGTCACAGTAGAAGCATCTACAGTTGCTCCATCTTTATCTGTTATATATGTTTTGGTTGTCATGTTTGCTCCTTATGCTGCTTCGTTATCAATCTTCCAAGCATTACGCCATATTCTTGTGCTTGGCAGTTGATCTTTTTTACAAATAACTAATCTTTGTCGATTAGCTTTTTCATAATCTCTCCATACTCTTTGTGGTATATCTTTCATAATTAAATATTCTATTGCTTGTTCTTCCGTCATTTTACCAATAGGCTTGGTTTTGTGCAATAGATAACCTCTTGTATGTTTTTTAAAATCTGGCTTGGCTTCATCTTCTGCTAACAACCAATACACTTCTACTGGTGGTAGTATACCCCCTTGTAAAGCACAAGCCATCCAGTTTGGATCTGGTACTGTTATCTTAGCAGGTGCTTCAGGATCTTCAGGATCTTCCCATACAATACGATAGTCAGATTGTTTACCCTCTAAGTTTTCTTTTGCCCAACACAATCTTTCCCATAAATGTGTGCCTTGAAACTTTGGTGTTTTTATTGTCATGCTAAATCTCCTAAAACTAAAGCATCTAGTAATGCTAAGTCAACTTGCGAATTACTTGCATTTTCTGTATCCCATCTAAAATCGGCTGTAGTTCTGTCTACAATTGCCCAACCATAATCATGTGCTCCACTTACATCTGTTGTTCCATTATTTAAAGAACATTGACTTGTATAATTAGCACTACTCATAGAATTAGTAAAAACTATATCATAAGAACCTGTTCCATTATCAGTAATACTTGTAACATTAAAACTGTCTCTTGCAGCAGGAGTTCCTGTACCATCAAAATTTATCCATACTTTAGCAACACCATTAAAAATATAACTCGTATCAATAGACTTCTCTGTACCAGTATTAACTGAATCAGATGTTGTTAATGTATCAAATGCTATTGTTCCGTTTGCCATTATGCTAAATCTCCTGTTACATGACTTGTGATGTAATTATCTTGAGAGGTGCCATTAACATACTGTGAACCAAACGCATATGTACTAGTACTAAATTTTGAAGGAGCTACAAACCTTGAATATCTTCTATATGAGTCATCTGTCTCTCCTGTAAAGTGTGCATTTAAGACTGGAGCATACTTATTATCACTCATATTATTTGTAAAACTTGGCTCTCCTATACCTGTTGTTGCGTCAGTTACAGAAGAAGTGTTAAAACTATCTCTTAATGTAGTACCGCTTACATCTGAATAACCACTTTC